ATATATCGATGGTTTAATATCAGGAGCAACAGCTCAAGGACAATATCAAATTACTTTAGACCCAAGATATGTGAATGACGCAATAGTAACCACATTAAGAAATTATGGTTATAAAATTCAGACTAAGAACAATTTCATGGGTACCAATAACGATTATGTGATTAGTTGGTAACAAAAAAATACTTTAAAAATAATTCAACCCAGATTTTATAGTCTGGGTTTTTTTATGTATATTATAACATAAATGATTATTAAAATTTAAATCAAAATCACATGTCTACATTTGACGCAGTACTAAAACAGTACGAACAAAACAAAAACGCCACAAGTGGCAATTCAAACAAGATGTCTTCAGAAGACAGATTAAAACGTTATTTCACAACCGTATTACCTAAAGGTTCTAAAGGTGAAGAAAGACGTATCCGTATTTTACCTACAAAAGATGGTTCTTCACCATTTGTAGAGGTTAAATTCCACGAAGTTCAAGTGGACGGTAAATGGGTAAAATTATATGACCCAGCACAAGAAGGAAAACGTTCTCCATTAAACGAGGTTTGTGAAGGATTAATGATGAGTGGTGTAGATTCTGATAAAGAATTAGCACGTAACTATCGTTCTCGTAAGTTTTATATCGTTAAAGTGATCGATCGTGATCATGAAGCGGATGGAGTTAAATTTTGGAGATTTAAACACAATCACAAAGGTGACGGTGTAATTGATAAAATCTTCCCAATCTTCCGTAACAAAGGAGATGTTACCAATCCTGATAATGGTCGTGACTTAATCTTGTCATTAACATTAACTAAAGCAGGAACAGGTAAAGAATATACTGTTATCAATTCAGTATTAAACGACGATCCAAGTGCATTACATACTGATGCTGATGTTGCGAAAACATGGTTGGACGATGAATTAACTTGGTCAGATGTTTATTCTAGAAAGAGTGAAGATTATTTGGAAATGGTTGCAAGAGGTGAGGTTCCACGTTGGGACACTGCAAGTAGCAAATGGGTTTCTAATTTAACAACAGAAGAAACTATCGGAGCACCGAAGTCTTCAACTCCTGTTGTTGATCCACAAGATGACGCAGAAGTAGACGGTGACTTACCGTTCTAATTATTAACGGAGGGGTGGAGATAACGTCAGAAGCCCCATTTTTAAAACAATATTATGGCAGGTATAAAAAAGACTGATTTCTCAGCAATTAAAAAGAAGTTCTCGAAAGAGGCAGAATATAAACCAGATCGTTTCTTTGATTTGGGTGACGCTTTCTTAGACGCTTGTGGTATTCCAGGTCCTGCAATGGGACATATCAATATGTTATTAGGACATAGTGATACGGGTAAAACTACGGCACTCGTAAAAGCTGCGGTTGATGCACAGAAGAAAGGAGTCGTTCCTGTGTTTGTTATTACCGAACAAAAATGGAGTTGGGATCATGCGGAATTAATGGGATTTAATAAAGACGGAGATTATCTTTTCAATAGTGATTTTGAATATATCGAACAAATCACAGAATATATCAATGAACTATTAGATGCACAAGAGAAAGGAGATTTACCTCACGATTTATTAATCCTTTGGGATTCGGTAGGTTCGGTTCCTTGTAAAATGACTTACGATGGTAAAGGTGGTAAACAACACAACGCGTCGGTTTTGGCTGACAAAATTGGAATGGGTATCAACCAACGTATATCAGGTTCAAGAAGGACAGATAAACCTTATACGAACACATTAATCATTGTTAACCAACCTTGGGTAGAATTACCTGATAATCCTTTCGGACAACCGAAGATTAAAGCAAAAGGTGGAGAAGCAATTTGGTTAAACTCAAGTATCGTATTCTTATTTGGTAATCAAAAAGGAGCAGGAACAACGAAAATCTCAATCACAAAAGATAAGAGAAAAGTTAAAATAGCAACAAGAACAAAAATCTCAATTATGAAAAACCACATCAATGGTTTAGGATATGAGGATGGACGTATCTTGGTTACATCACACGGATTTATGCCAGGTAGAGAAGACACTGAAGAGAAGAAATCTATCGAGGAGTATAAAAAAGAAAGTGGTGATTACATCAGTAAGATGTTAGGTGTTAATGTTACAGACATCGCAGACGTAGAAGTTGTAACAGAAGAAAGTGATCTTTAAATTTAACAAATGTCGGTTTTACTTGTTGATGGAGACAATCTATTAACTATTGGTTATTACGGTGCAAAGAACGTGTTTTATAAAGGAACACATATCGGTGGTATCTACCACTTTCTAAACACTTTAAGAAGATCTTTTGAACAATACCAATTAGATAAGATTGTTGTCTTTTGGGACGGATTAGAAGGTTCACAATGTAGAAGAAAGATTTACTCACACTACAAAGAAAACAGAAGACAAAGAGTAAGAACAGAAGAAGATTTACAATCTTACTTATATCAGAGAGATAGAATCAAACAATATCTTGAAGAGGTTTATGTAAGACAAGGGGAATTTGAGTATTGTGAGACTGATGACAACATCGCTTACTATACTCAAAACTCACCCAACGAAAGGAAAATTATTTATTCATCAGACGGGGACTTAACTCAACTCGTTTCAGAAAACACACAAGTTTACAATCCATCACATAGGAAATTATATTCACCTAATGATATAATCGTTTACGAACACGAAGAAATTCTCATCGAAAATGTTCGTTTAGTTAAAATGATTTGTGGGGACTCATCAGACAACATTGCAGGAATAAGAGGAATGGGACTTAAAAGATTATTGTCTTTGGTTCCTGAACTAAGAAATCAACCAATTACGGTCGATCAGGTTAGAGATAGATGTAACCAATTATTTGAACAAGACAAACATAATAAGTTAATTGCTAATTTATTGACAGGTGTAACAAAACACGGTGTACTCGGTGAGGAATTCTTCGACGTAAACAATAGGATAGTAAGTTTGGACGAACCGTTTTTAACGGACGACGCAAAAGAAACCATAGATCTATTAATAAATGAACCGTTAGACCAAGAAGGTAGATCATATAAAAATGCAATGAAGATGATGCAAGAAGACGGAATCTTCAACATCTTACCAAAAGCGGAAGACGCTTGGATAAATTTTATAAATCCTTTTCTTAGATTAACAAGAAAAGAAAAAAACATAAATAATAATAAAACAAAAACAATTAAAGTAAGACCCTATGAGTAGAGATTACCAAAACCAAGACAACATAACCAAATTTGAGTTCTTGTTGTCATTAGAAGGACATATCGTATGTCAAAGATTTTTTAACGTTAGAGATCATGTTGATCAATCCAGACGTTCAATGGATCTTCACTATTATATAAAAAATATTTGTGAGGATTTTATGGAAGATTTGAAAATAAAAAGTTCCAACTACCTATGTGAGAATCAAAACTATATCCTTCATTCGGAGGTTGTGGATGAGTCGGCAATTCCAGAAAAAGAACATTTTTTAATGGAAATTAAGTTGGGTGAGGATGTATTTATTCAAAGACTATATCCCGCATATCTTTATCATCCAAAGGCAAGATACACGGTGGATATTCGTCCAAGATTGAAGAGAATTTTGTCAGATTTGACAGACATTTTGTCTTCAGAAGAATTGGAGACAAGTTATTTAGGATACGAATTATAAGAAAAAACAATATATAATAAACACTATGGAAGAAAGGAATTTTGGGTATTTGGGGTTTTCGTTTCAACAATCCCTTATTAAAGCGATCATTGAAGATAAGAAGTACGGAGAAACAATTATTGATGTATTAGATAGTAAGTTTTTTGATAATAACTCTTTTAGATTTATTATGGAAAATACAAAGGAGTTGTATAAGAATTACAACAAAATCCCTGATTATAATACATTGGCACAGAAAATCATGGCTGAAGGCGGTAACAAAGATTCCTCTAAAATTCACGTAGACACATTAGAAGCAATTAAAAATAATGATTCCCAAATTGAATATGTTAAAGACACGGCACTTAACTTCTGTAAACAACAAAACTTAAAAAGAGAGTTAAAAAGTGTACAGAGTATTATTGAGAGTGGAGAGTTTGAGGCTTATAATAAAATTGAGGAAATTATTCAAAAGGCATTACAAGTTGGTATTTCAAATGATGAAGCAACGGATGTATTTCATGATATTGACGGTGCGTTAGAAAAGGACTTTAGACACCCATTACCGACAGGTATTGTGGGGATTGACAACTTACTTAAGGGTGGGTTAGGGATCGGAGAATTGGGGGTTGTATTAGCTCCTACAGGTACTGGTAAGACTACCTTACTTACTAAGTTCGCTAATACCGCATATAACTTAGGTTATAACGTTGTTCAGATTTTCTTTGAGGACAATCCAGGTAATATTAAAAGAAAACACTATACGATTTGGACTGAGATTGCACCTGATAGTCAACCTGAATTTAAAGAAGAAGTAAAGGCTAAAGTAGAAGAGGCTCAAGCTAAATCTAAAGGTAGTTTGAAGTTATTGAAATTAGCAAGTGATAATGTTACAGTTTCTGAGATTAAAAATAAAATCAGAAAGATGAATTCTGACGGAACTAAAAAAGTAGACTTATTAGTTATAGATTATGTTGATTGTATATCAACTGATAAATCTACAAATGGTGAAGAATGGAAAGGTGAAGGTTCTATTATGAGAAGTTTAGAATCAATGACAGGAGAATTTGAAATGGCAATATGGACGGCAACACAAGGTAACCGTGAGTCAATTTCAAGTGAAGTAGTAACTGGAGATCAAATGGGTGGGTCAATTAAGAAAGCACAAATTGCACACGTTATATTATCTATTGGTAAAACATTAGAACAAAAAGATCATAACTTGGCAACTCTTACATTATTAAAATCTCGTATTGGTCGAGATGGTGTTGTATTCCAAAACTGTAAATTCAATAACGAGTTTCTTCTTATTGATACAGAGTCTCAAAATACATTATTGGGACACGAAGAACAAAAAGTTCAGATAAATGCTAATAGAGCGGCGGAAGCATTTAAAAGGAGACAACAAGTGGCCGGAAAGTAATTAATAAAACAAACATAAAAGAAAAAAGAACAAATGCAGAAAGGTAAAAAATTTCTGAGTGACTTAAAGTTACACTCAGATTATTTCAAATGGAAGGAAGATGAAAAAAGATATGAAACGTGGGAAGACGCATGTGAGAACATAATTGACGGACACAGAAAAAAATATGTAGATTATGCTGAGGCAATTGAACCATATTTACAATCTGCCGTTGAGAGTATGAAAGATCAAGCTGTATTAGCTTCACAAAGAAACTTACAATACAGACACGAACAAATTATGAAACATAACACGAGAATGTTTAACTGTACATCAGGACACATTGCTCGTAATAGAGTATTTCAAGAGATTTTTTACTTGGCATTATCTGGTTGTGGATTTGGTGGAGGATTATTAACTCCTTTTGTAAATAATTTAAGTAGAATACAAAAAAGAACTTTAGGAACTAAAACTTTTTATATTGAAGATTCAATTGAAGGTTGGGCAAACGCATTGGGTGTATTGTTATCATCTTACTTTGTTGACGAACAACCATTCCCTGAATATGCAGGTTATGAAGTTAAATTAGATTATTCTTTAATTCGTGAGAAAGGTTCATTCATCAGCGGTGGTTTTAAAGCACCTGGTCCTGAAGGTTTAAAACAATCTTTAGAAAAAATAGAATCTTTAATTGAAAAGTGGTTAACTAATGAAGGAGAAAAAATTCGTCCTATTTTAGCGTTTGATATTATTTGTCATTCAGCGGATGCTGTATTATCGGGAGGAGTTAGACGTTCAGCTTTGAATATGATTGTTGATCCTAATGATGATGAGATGATCCACGCTAAGACAGGTAATTGGAGAATTGAAAACCCACAAAGAGGTCGTAGTAATAACTCAGTTATTTTATTGAGAAGTGAAGTTGTTAAAGAACAATTCAATTACTTGGTACAATTAAATGACGGAGCAAATGATATTGGTTTTGTTTTTGCGAACAGTTGGTTTGATATGTTTAATCCATGTTTTGAGATTATGAAAATCCCTGTATTAGATACAATTGATTTTGGTAAAATCAAATATGATGAAGTTGAACAATATGTTAAAGACAACAAATCTAAGTTCGGTATTCAAGGTTGTAATTTAACCGAGATCAATGCTGAGAAGGCAACAACAAAAGAAAAGTTTTTAAAGGCTTGTAAAGATGCTTCTTTCTTAGGAACATTACAAGCGGGATATACTAATTTCCCTTATTTAGGTGAAACAAGTAAAGCGATCTTTGAAAGAGAAGCTTTGTTAGGTGTTAGTATTACAGGTTGGATGAATAATCCTAAATTATTTAATGCTGAATTATTAGAAGAAGGAGCACAAGCTGTAAAAGATGCTAATAAAGAATTAGCGGCGGTAATTGGAATTAACCAAGCGGCAAGAACTACGTGTGTAAAACCTTCAGGTAATGCATCAGTTGTGTTAGGAACTGCGTCAGGTATTCATCCTGAACACTCTGAGAAGTATTTCCGTATCATGCAGTTGAATAAAGAAAGTAATACTGCAAAATGGTTGGAAGAAAACATGGGATTCTTATTAGAAGAAAGTGTATGGTCTTCAACTAAATCAGATTACGTTGTATTTGTTCCAGTTGAAAATCCAAAAGTTGGTTTATTCAAAAAGGATATGAAAGGTATTAAACACCTTGAGTTAATTAAGTTAGTTCAAAAACATTGGGTAAATGCGGGAACT